GCCCCAATCAATCGACATAGCCTTTCTGCCAACTGACTTTTCAGGCGCTCCTACTTCAATCCACGCCATCCCTCTGTCGGCATGCTTTAAGTGAACTAACGGCTGCGTCTTGGTTGCAAGAAAATCGCTCGCAGTGACGCCAGGACGCAAGCCAGACCGCTTTCCGCGCTTGGTTACTTCCAGCTTATAAGTATAGGTGCCTTGCTCATCCTGGCCACAAGGCGACAGCATTAAAACGGCTCTTGCCCAATTCGTCAGCTCGCTAGATCCAAATCCGCTGTACGCCTTGTCGTGCCCCTGGTAACCGCTGCCGTCGCGTGTTGGCTTTGGAGTATGATGCATCAACATCCACGCCCATCCTCCTGATAACGCAAGCGGGTTAAGCAAATTACGCAAAAAGCCACCGGCAGTCTCTTGGCTGGATAAGTCGCCACCGATAAACGCCAGCAACGGATCTATCCAGGCTAGGTCGGGTTTATGCTTATCACCTAGGCGACGCATACGATCGACGAACCGTTCACCAGTGGACGTGCAGTCACGAACGATCACAATGTTTTGCTTAACCCGATCCAGTTCCTCTGCGGTCAAATCCAGTGCTTTTAGAATGCCCTGCAACGCCTCTGCCACGTCGCCCTCGTCGTTCTCCGCCTGCACGATCAGCGACTTTAATGGCTTGCCATGTGGCGATATGCCGAACAGATCACGCCCGGCCGCCCAGGTGATTGCGGCCTGTAAGCACAGCACGCTCTTACCCAAGCCACTGCTTCCCACCCACAACGCCGAACCTCCACGGCAGATCCAGCGTTTGCCTAGCAGTTGCGTGATGTCGGCATCCTCCTTGAAATTTACTAACTGCTCCCAGCTATACGGCTCAGGAATATCACCGTAGATCGTGCGCTCCATCCACTCCATGTAAGTCAGCGTGGGTGCGCCACACTCGACTAACTCCTGCTGCAATCCTGTGGCCGTCCTCATCGCACCGGGCAACCGCGACAACCGCCCTGCGTCCTTGTTCGCTGGATCGGGCTTGCTGTGCTCTAGGTGCTTGTAAATAAAGTCCACTCGTTCAGCAAACTCCTTGGCGTTAGCTGCCCGAATTTCCACCCATGCGTGCAGACTACGTGATCCGCTCTTTATAATGGACGACGTAGGCAACCCGCTGCGCTTAATGATGGCCCACTGTTCAGCCATCGTACTTTCATCGAACTCAATGAGGCAGTGGCGATATTTGACGATCGATTCCGCTTTCCGATTCTTTCCGTTGTTAGCGTTAATGGAGACGTAGACTCCAACTGCATCACCTTGCCACTCCTTCAGCCCGTCGGCCTTAAACAGCTCTAGCCATTCCTCTCGGCTTCGCGTCTCGCCTGCACCATCCGGCCGCTCGCGGCCGTCCTTATCCTTAATCGATCTGCAGATATTTATATAATCGCCCACGTCGAAACAGGTACTGAGGAACTTATCGACTGGCCCGCTCTCCACGCTGATCGGCATGGGCGGCACTGGCAGATCTTCACGCACGATCGCCCCGTTCTGATAGGCATACTTCGCCTTTGGCTTCCACGCTTCCCTGGCTGGCTTGCTGAACGCGGATCTGACCGCACTAACGGCCTCGTTCTGCGATAGCCCTACTTTAAACGCCCACTCCTCTGCGTTAGTTGTTGCGTCGAACTCAGTCAGCCCTTGGTCGCGCCATTGGCACGCCAGCTTAAATAGCTGCGTATTGCGCTCACCTTCAGCGGCTCCGTTGCGATGAATGGCTTCGATTGCGGGCGGCAGCGGTGCGATCATTTTTTTGCAAATCCTTTCAATGCCTTGACGATCACGTACTCAATCACTGCCTCTTGATCTTTCTTTAACTGCTTTAGTCCAAATGCGTGCAATGCCTTTGCCGTCTTAGCGTCATAGGTTACGTCGACTAAAACCTGCTTCGGCGCAGGCCGTGCTTTGCCAAAAGTAATTTTGCCTAGATCCTTCATTTGCGTTTCCTCCTTTTTTTGCGTGGCGTTACTTCTTTCCAAATCTGGAAGTCCTTGTCGCACTCGACGGACAACAGCATCAGCCGCTGATATAACCACCCGCCCCAGTTCCACCGGGCGATCGTGTGGCTCGCGATGTCTCCTAAGTAATAGAACAAGATCGAAAGCAGCTTCATTTTTTGGCCTCCATCGCCTTGGCCTTATAGCCCTCGGCCTGCTTCAGCATTTCGGTCGCCATAAGAACGGCCAGATCCAGCCGGGTGCGCACTGCGTCGTACTGCTTCTTTAGTAAATTCTTCTTCGCACGTTCGAGCACGGCGAGATGCCAGGTGAGTCGTTTTACCGACATAAACCATCCATTAACGATTTGATGTTAAATTTAGGAATTTGTGTTTTTCTTTTCTTGTGAATACGCCTTGCGCGCTTGGCGTAAATCTCGCGAACCCTGTCGCTTCTTTGGAAGTCAAGGCGCACATCAAATTCTTCAGCTAAAGAAATTAGCCTTTTCGAGATGGCTTGTTTTGTCATTCCTCGCTCTTTAGCGGTTAGATTTAAAGTCGTGATTACGCTCACCACTGCCCCATTCCCCAGCGGTGGCGATTGGCACGGGCCTCTCGCACACAGTCGGCATACTGCTCCAGCGTGTAGGTGCCGATGATGCGGGCGGAGAACATAGCCAGAATATCCTGCAGGCTCACAACACAGCCTTCGGCAGCGGCCCCGCGAGTCTGTAGACGTATTTGTTGCGATCGTATTCCAACGGATAACCAAAGAAGTCACGCAGCAGATCGATGTCCCTCTGGATGGTCTTATAGCTACATTCGAGCTTAACGCCCAACCTGGCACAGCTCGGTAGCGTCAGATCCCGGCGCAACATTCCAGCGATCACGCCAAGGCGGCGAAACGTTGGCCGGGTATCCCCAAGGCCAGCGGCCCGATTGCGTTTGGATGCGAGCCTAGCGGCCGTCGTACTCACTTCATCACCTCCACCATCGCCACTTTCGGCAATCGCATCGCGTTGAACTGCTTTTCGCTGGCAGCAAACACGTCCACTACTGGCAACTTTCCACCGCTCGCCTTCTTGCTCTTAACTGCAGTACCAGTATCCACGGCCACCCACTCCCGCTTCGCTCCCATCACTCGTATCTTTGACCACAGCGGAATGATGTCTGGATCGACGGCGCAGTGACGGCCGGCACGCAACCTAGTGCCAGTGCTGGATTGGTAGCGGCTGCTCCACTCGTCCTCACCCGGCCAGTAGCCAGTGATGCGAACCTTGATCTTCTTCACGTCGATCTTTTTGGCGATGGGGCGCAGATCGATTAGTGCGTTGCTCAGCTTTGTGGTTGTGAATCCCAACAGGGCGATGAACGAAAGCAGCGTCCTCATAGCCCCGCCCTAATCCGCTCGATCAAATCGTTCTCGCGTCCTTCAGCAGCCGCCAGCGCAGCTTTCGCCTCCGCCAGCTGACGGGCCAGCGATCGCACGCGGTTTAGTAACTGCTCGCGGGTGGATTGTTCGGGCAGGATCTCAATCACAGCGCACCTCCCGTGGGTCGTACTTCTTCAGCCAGCGCCACACCTTGCAGATGGACGTGAACGCCTCGAACGCCTGGGCAACTTGCTCGGCCGTGTACCGAATGTCCTGCAACTGGCCAGTGACTGGATCGATCAACACGTTGCGACAGGCCATGTGCTCGTCCGTGAAAGCGTACGCATAGGCGCTGAGCTGAAGCAGATCAGTTTCGTATCCTGCCGCTTTTCCGTTCTTAAATTTGCGGGTCTTAAAATCCACCACCTCGATCTCGCCGTTGATGTCGCAAATCAGATCTACTCGGCCAGCGTAGCCTTCGGCTTCATTTACCATTACTGATTCACTGGCATGTACTTTTGTGACGTCTTTGTGCCATTCCTTTAGCGACGCAAAGTGAGGCTCGTATCCTTTCACCAGCTCACCCGGCTCCTCGCCGTTAATTATGATTTCAGCCAAGGAATGAATCTGCGTGCCCCTAATAGCAGCGGCCTCCACTTCCTTACGGCTGTCCAATACCACTCGCTTGGCAAAGTCGCTGTCCGCCTCGCCATCGTTCCGTGGCAGCGACAAGGCGGATAGAATTGCCTGCTCCTCTTTCCAATTCATCAGCCCTTGCTTGCTGGGGCCAGCCGCTCCGAGGATGGTGGTCACGGACGGATACGCCCCCACCTTTCGGGCAGATCGCAGATCACCGTGGCACGACTCACCTGACGCCAAGTAATAGTGCGACGACTCCGTTTTTGCTGTGGCAATAAGCGCAGCCATTACTGCCAGTCCTTTAGCAGTCGCATAGTCATAAGAGCCAGCACGACTGCGGTGGTTGGGAATACGATTTGAACTACTAAAGTTAGGATTTCCATATTGGTATTCTTTCTGGCCAAGGTGGGATAGAACCACCCCGGCCAAGTGCTCAGAACGGCACGGGTGTTCCGTCGGCATCTAACTCGACGACGGCTGGTTTCGGTGCGCCCGGACGATTGCATTTCCGGACGAAGTCTTTGTCGACTTTCACTTTGTT